TTGATTCCGGCAATACGGGTTCAGATCAATGGAGCGATATGCAGGAATACTCGGAAGGGGAACCTGCGTGTGCTGGCTTTGATATTGGAGGATAAAATAAATGCAAAACATTAAAACTACAACTACGGGTGTCCTGAGTATTGTGGTGGCGGTTGGCTCGGCGGCATTGGCATTCCTAAAGACTGGAACCGTCCCCGATCTTGGAACTCTGATTGCCGCGATCACCGCAGGCATTGGCTTGATTCTCGCTAAAGACGCTCCTTCTTCATGAATAAATTTTGGGAAAAGAAAAATCCCAACAAGTCCTCTCGGCCCCTTTCGCCGAAGGCAAAGGCATACGCCAAGCAAAAGGCTAAGGCCGCAGGCCGCCCATATCCTAATTTAGTGGATAACTCAGCGGCCAAGCAAAAGTTCAAGATGGGAGTCTATTGAGTTAGTGAGATGGGATTCCTCCTCAGCATTCTCGGTGGACTTATCAGCATTATTGATAAGTTGGTTCCGGATAGAAAAACTCGCGACTTTGGTAAAATTATTCAAGAAGCCGACAAAGATCGCGATGCTGTCAGTTTTTGGATTCGCAATCGTGGGATGCACGACAACTCAACCGAGAGTGGTGACAAGTCGTAACGCTGAAAGACTCATGGAAAGACCAGATGCAAATGAAGCTAGGAATGCCGCTCCTTATTGGTGCAAGGACGCACTCGATACGATTATTGATTTGGAGACGCAAATTAAAATAGGAAACGCAAAATGATGGAACGTAACGATCTTTATAAAGCCGTATTGGACGATCTGAAGGCTCGCACCGGATGGGAAGAACGGCAGAGGATTTGGTATGAGATGCGGCATTCAGGACTCCGCCGGAAAAAGAAATTGCCTTGGCAGGCTGATCTTCATTATCCGTTGGCCGATTCGATCATTAACAAGCTCAAGCCTTTTTACTATCAGCAGGTTTTCTCAAATGAAGTGATTGCTTCGTTTGTTCCCTCCACCCCTCAAACGGATGGAATTACTCAGGGGATCACTCGTTGGTTTGATTATTGCATTAAGCAGGAGAGCAATTTTGAAAGCGAAATCCTAACTGCAATCGACCACACTCTGATGAGTGGGTTGAACCTATTAAAGATTTCTTGGGATGAAGATACGAAGTCAGTCCGGTTTGATTCCGTTGACCCCGTGTTTGCTATCGTCCCTCACTATACTCGGGACATTAAAAACTGTGATCGTCTTTGCCATGTCATTCAACTCAGCCTGAATCAATACAAGAGCAACAAGCTCTATAATCAGGACGAGTCATTGATCCGCAAGATCAGGGGCAGGACGGGTGAGGGAACCCGTTTGTCCACTCTCGAGAACACTAAATTCCAGCGAGAAGGAATCACGGTTGGAACAGAGGAAGATCAAGTTATCGTATGGGAGGTTTATGAACGGGATGAAGAGGGCAAGATTCTTGTCCACACCTTCAGCCCATTAGCCCCCGAAGAGGACATCAGGCCTTCGTTTGAGTTGCCCTATAAACATGGGCAGATGCCTTTCGTTCCGTTTGTCATGGAGATCAAGGACAAGGGAGTTTATTCGAGCCGAGGTATCTGCGAGATCGTGGCTCCCTTCGAGAGCTATATGTGCAAGCTGATGAACGAGAAGGCTGATGCGATGACGCTTTATAATCGCCCTCTCTTCCGTTGCGAGCAGGACATTCCTAACTCCAACAATTTGAAGTTCGGTCCTGCGACGATCCTTCCGGTGGGTGTGTCTCCCGTGACGATGCCACAACCTCCTATCAGCTTTGACCAAGAGATGATTAACCAACGGATGATTTCTGAGTACCTAACGTCTATGCCGGACTTCGGTATGGGGCAGAATCAGGGAATGAAGAATGCCCGTACTGCTACTGAGATTTCTCAGATCGGTGCGCTGATGGGGCAATCGACTGATCTTCGGGCAAGGATATTCCGGATCTCCCTCGGTTATGTTTATCGGCAGGCCTACTCGGTTCTTTGTCAGTTCGGTAAGCAATCCCTTACTTATTATTTCAATGAGGCGTTTGGTACTGTTCCTCCGGAAGCCTTGAAGGTTGAATATGCAATTCATCCATCCGGTTCCGCTGACGGGATCAATAAGGCAGTGCAATACCAGAAGGCCTTTAGCCGGATGCAACTCTTGTCGGGTAATCCTTTTGTGGATCAGCCTAGCTTGGTTCGCTCGGTTCTTGAGATCGACGATCCCGCCTTGGTTGGAAAACTTCTGACTGATCCGAACCTTCGTGGGCAGGATGAAAAGGAGGAGCAGGCCAAAGAGAATCTTATCATGGAGAGCGGCTATCCCGTTGCGGTTAAGCCTCAGGACGATCATAAGGCTCATCTTGAGGTTCTTCTTGGAAGGATTCAGCTACTTACCCAGCAGGGGGGCGGATCTCAACAGGCTCAACAGTTATATGCTCAACACTTAGAATCTCATCTTCAGGGCCTAGGCCAAACAGATAAGAACTCCGAAAGGCAGATTAGGGCCATGCTCAAGAAGCAGGCTCAGACTATGGAGAGTCAGATGCAGGCTCAGGGTCAGATGGCTCAGGGGCTAACCTCCACGCAAACGGTTCCGCCTAACGGGATAGTGTAATAAGCATTTATATGTTGCACAAACTCAAGATTGTCTTACGGCTTTGGAAAGAACTTGGAGAGGCCTCGGTCAACTGGAAACAGGATGACACGGTCAATACTAAGTTGTTCTTTGATTCTGCCTCCGGCAAGCGGTTCATCACCTGTCTGCGAAATGCGGCAACTCGTAAGGATATTAGCGCAGTTTTCAAAGGAGGGGGATTGTTTGAATCCGGAAAAGCAGTGGGTTTCCGAGAAGCATTAGTTTTTATCGAATGGCTATCTTCTTCGGAAATTGAAGATTTTAACGAGGACTCGGAGTCTGAGGCTGTCTCTGATCTCCTCGAAAAACTACGGCCTTAAACTTAACGGGAAGGATACCTGACAAACCATGATAGAGGAGAGCAACAACATCGGAGTCGAGCAGGTTGAGGAACCAGCAGACTCCTCCAAGGTAGAAACGGTAAGTGAGGAGATGATCCGAGAGCTTGCGGCGCAAGCTGACGGAGTGCCTTACAAACCGAAAGCGGAATCGCCTGCACTCGCAACGCAGGACCAAGGGGCCTCAGAAAAACCTAAAACAAACGAGGCAGTTGAGGATTCGTTAGAATCCGCTGACTCAAAAGAAACAAAAGAAGATTCAAAGGTTGTGTCGGATGATACAACCAAGTCTCTCAACGCCTCCGAAACCTCAGAAGCTAAAGACATCAAGAGGGTTCGTGAGGAGGCTCGCCTATCTGAAAGCTGGAAGAGGCTCGAAGCAGAGAAAGCACAGGTTCGTGCTATTCATGCAGAGCTACAAAGGAAAGCAGAGGAGGCACAAAAAGCCACTGACCCTACCAGCCCCGCAAAACCGGAAGAACTTCGCAAGTTCGCTCGGGAATGGGAGGAAGAGGGTAAGGACGATTTGGCTAGAAACGCAAGGCTCCATGCTGAAAAGCTGGAACAGAAATTGCGTTCCGATGCTGAACGTGGCGAGAAAAAGGTCAGAGAGTTTAATGATACTTGGCAATCAAGCGTACAACGCATGATTGCCGAGAACCCTGAACTCAAGGATGAGACATCTGATCTTGGCAAACGGGTTATTTCGCTTCTCAAGAGCGACGATGCCGAGCTAAGGACTCTCATCAATTCAACGCAAAACGGATTCATCTACGCTACGCAAATTGCAAAGATGCAAAAAGCGGCGGAGGAGTCGGAAGCGTTGAGGACTGAAATTGAATCTTTAAGAAAAGAAAACGGGGACCTTCGGAAAAAGACCTCGCTATCTGTTAGTGGGAATCAAAAGCCTGCCAAACGGAAATCCTTCGATGAGATGGATTCCCGTCAGCAGGAAGCGTTCTTACGCAGTATGGCCGTGGACTCTGATTCTGGTGTCCTCGTAGGAGATTAAAAATCATGGCTACTATGACTCGTAGCAACCCTGCCACACTCGGAAGCTATTTTCAGGCTTACCTGTCGAAGCAGTTGGTTGATCGTATTAAAGAAACACTTAAATTAAATGACTATGCACAACAGGTTGACCTGCCCAAGAACATCGGATCGAACTCCGTTAAGTTCTTCCAGTATGACACAACCCCTGCCTCGTCCAACGTCCAGACTCTCACTGAAGGTACTCCTATCAGCACCTTCCGCGAAGTTGGCCTAAACAGCGTCTCGGTATCGCTCACCCAATATGGTGAAGCGGTAAAGATCAGCGATGTTTTGTCGATGACTAGCCTCTTTGATGTTCTCAAAGAATCGGTTGCGGCAATGGGTGAGGAAGCGGCCCTCAAATCTGACGATCTCTCAAGAGATCAGTTGGTGACTGGGACTGACGTTGCTGGTAACGGCACTGCCAAACGGTTCGGACAAGGGATTGCTAGCTTTGCAACTCTTGAATCCACTGCGGCGGCTTCCGCCTTCTTGGATGCAGAGGATCTCATGGATGCAGTTACCTCGCTGAAGGCCAACAAAGCTAACCCTTTGAATGGTCAATTCGTAGCGTTGGTTCCGCCTCAGATCAGTCGGGACTTGTTTAGGGACACTGACTTCCTGAACACGGTCTATCGCAACCCTGAAACAAAAGTCGGTTCGTTCCCTGCTGGAACCCTCGGTTCCTTCTACGGAGTTCGCATTGCCGAACACACGAACCCCTTCATCGAAGGCACGACCTCCGGAACGTATAACTCTGCTGGATCTATTTACAGCACTGTTGTACTCGGCGCGAATGCGTTTGGTGTGGTGAAAATCGCTGGGGATTCCCCCTTCAGCCCTCGGATCATCCTGAACAATCAGGCCGATAAAGCGGATCCGCTAAATCAGACAACCGTGGCAGGATGGAAATCCTATTATGCCGCTAAGTTGCTGAATGCTAAACGTGCCGTGGTCATCAAGGCCAAGTCTCGTTTCGCCTAAGTTATATGGACAAAGGACTGCTAATCCTAGCTAGTCCCGAGGCAAAGGGGGGTCGTTCAGCAATGGGCGGCTCCCCCAAGCCCGAATCTGAAGGCTCCGATTATTCTTCGGAGAAAGAAGGTTTGGGAATGTCTTTGGACGTACCAACCGAACTGCTCCCCGAAGGCACTACTGAAGGTGACTATGTTGCCCTCAAAGGCAGAGTCTCGAAGCTGGACGATAAGGGTGCAACCATTGAAATCTCTGAGGCCAACCTAACTCCTGATGAGGGAGAAGAGGAACAAAGCGAGGATGACATCCGAGCAATGGCTGAAGAAGCAGACGCAGGCAACGCCTGATTTGATATGCCCATCTATTTGTATGAAAACAAGGATGGGAAAATTGTTCAGGAGATCGTCTCTGTCGAAGATAGGGATAAACGGAAGGGGCTCAAACGAGTCCCTTCCGCCCCCTATATCCACCGTAGCGTTCCCGATCCTAGTTCTTCGTCTGAGGGCGCACGAAGGTTTTATCGAGAGTTTGAAGAAAAGGGAAAACTCAAGAACCGGAAGTATTCCAAAAGCCGGATTAAAAAGATTTGGGATTGGAAGTAAAATCAAATGCCTAGCGTAAAAGAAATATATGAGAAAATAACGGATGTCACGATTGACGCTGATACGATCAATCTAAATACCGACACAGTAGAATCTCTCTTGTCCACTGTTCAGGCTGATATTGCGCTAGTTAAGACCGACATTGCAAATGGTGTTCTTTCTGATTTAAGGGATGGAACTGGAAACGCTATCACATCTTCTGCTAGAGGATCGCAAAGGGCGTTGTCGGTGCAGATCGTGGACGGATCGGGCAACCAAGTAACCACATTCGGAAGTGCCTCAGTTAGCGTTAGCAACTTTCCTGCGACCCAACCTGTCTCTCTCGCCTCTCTGCCATCGTTGGTTGCGGGATCGGCTCAAATCGGAGTTGTAAGTATTACTCAATCCACAACTCCCACAGTTACTACCTTCACCTCAATCACCTCGGCAACCCTAATTGCTTCTAATACAAGCAGGAAAATGCTGACGATTCAGAATGTCGGGACAGGCATTTTGTATGTACTCCTTGGAAGCGGTACAGCAAGTTCAACAAATTTTAGTTTGCAGATGAATAGCGGTGATTACTACGAAAACGAATTCTATAACGGACAAGTGAATGCAATCTTCGCAAGTAGTGGGACTGCTTACGTCACAAGTCTCACCTAAGGAGTAGGCGATGCCTTTATTTATCCCTAGCGTTTCACTTACCCCAGTCGATTACATTGAGACTTCTACTACTGGCAATACAACTAGGGTCTTAAGCGCATTTCGCTTCATGCGGATATTTATGTTCGGTGGCGGTGGGGGCGGTGGTGGCGGAATGTCTAGGGCAAGTACAACAGTCAGTAAGTACGGAGGAGGTGGCGGTGGAGCAGGACAATACCTCGATATGCTTTTCCCTTGTGCCGAGTTCGGTTCTGGTAGTCAGTACATCGGCTACACAATCGGAAACGGAGGGAGTGGGGGAGTAGCAGGAGTTTCTAATACTAATAGTGGATATGGAGGGGATGCAGTCGCAGGAGGAGATTCGGTTCTACAAGTAGGTTCTCTTACATTGAGAGCATTAGGAGGTTGTAGGGGCGAAGGCGGGTTGATTTTCAACGGACTTGGAGGGCAGGGGAACAATTCTTCAGGAGGAGGAAATAGCTCTACAGGAACAATAGCGATGAGTGGAGGAAACGGATATGCTGGTTCGGGTGGGGGTGCGGGTGGGGTAAATACAGATGCCGACCAATCAAAAACCGGTGGGAATGGTGGCTCTGGTGGTTGGCCGATTACAAGTTCTGTGGCACTTGGTGGAGACGGAAAGATCACAGTAAATGGTGGGGCGGGACAGGCAGGATACAATGCCCCCACCTCAACCACACACCCTTACATTATCGGTGGTGGTGGGGGTTCTGGTGGTGGGGCTACGAGAGCAAGTGGCCTTAATGGAGGTGCGGGAGGTGCGGGAGGGACGAATGGAGGCGGGGGCGGTGGTGGAGGAGCAACTGGAAACGCAACCACGGTTGGTGTTGGTGGTGTTGGTGGTGCGGGTGGCAAAGGTGCAATTAAAATTCTTTTCTATCGATAAACAAAATGAACACCGACGAACAAGCCTGCCAAGCCCTCCAATACCTCCTCGACGAAGGCTTTATCTCTCTTGGATATATCGACGGTAAGCCTTCTGTATATTTAACTACAAGTGTATTAGAAGCGCAAAAAGCTATTAAGTGTATGGCAAAGGACTCGGCTGATTGGTGGAAGAAATGAACATCTTTCAAAGATTTCTATTTTGGCTTTGGGCCAAGCTATTTCTTGGAAGGCTTAACTCTCAGATACTAGAGAGGGCAATCAAACTGTCCAAGATGCACAACCAAGATGCCGGAGAGTTGGGGTATGATCCCCGCACAAAACATCTGATCTCTTACGCAAAAGTTAGGAAGGATCTCGGAAACCCCGAAACTCTAACCGGAGCTATCATCCATATTGCAGTCGCAGTCTCCTACCTAGAGGGCAATGGCAGGAAGGATGATTAGCGTCATGGGGATTGATATGGTTGACGCGATTATGGAGATGAAGGAAAGGCTCGCTCGTCTCGAAGAAGTTCAGCGTTCTATGCAGGATCGGCAGAAACACATTTGCGATATTGTAGAGAAGCAGGCCTGCAATCTTGGGGAGTGGGTTGAGCGTATCTCTATGAGGGTAAGTGCGATAGAAAGCATTTGGGCGAAGATTCTTGGGGCGGCTACCGCAATAAGTATTCTTTTTTCATTTATCTTTGACTGGATTAAAACCCGTCTTACAGGTCACTAGGAGGAAAATATATGGCAGAAATTACCACAACTCAAAGTTTCTCTGACGGAGATACAGTAACGGCAACTAAGCTGAACAACATTCAGGGTAATGCCTCTATTCAGCCTGAGGCTATTACAAACAGAAGTGTGGAAACAACGATAGATCAGGCAAACGATTTGCTCCTTATATATGATGCCTCGGCTACGGCCCTGAAGAAAGTATCTCCATCCGATTTAATAAAAGCCGGAACCGCATCCAATATACCGATTACGGGTAATGCTACCATCGGGGGAACACTTGGTGTTACTGGGGATGTTTCTGTAAATACAAACAAGTTCAACGTAACTGCGGCGAGTGGTAATACGTTGGTAGCCGGAACTCTTGGTGTGGCTGACACTATTTCTGCCACGAAAGCATCCGGAACTGGATTGGCAGTTACATCAAATGCTACTATTGGCGGGACTCTTGGCGTAACAGGCGCGATCACTGCGACATCCACAATCAACGGGACAACAATCCCCTCAACAAAGACACTTGTTACAACGACTGACGCTCAGACGTTAACCAGTAAAACTCTTACAACTCCAATCATAAGTTCCATATCAAATACTGGGACTCTCACGCTTCCTACCGCAACTGATACTCTCGTTGGAAGGGCAACTACGGACACGCTTACTAACAAGACCCTTACAAGTCCAGTGATCGGCACAATTTCAAATACCGGAACACTTACTCTTCCGACATCTACCGATACGCTAGTTGGCAGAGCAACAACTGATACGCTGACTAACAAGACTCTTACAAGTCCTGTCATAGCTACGATTACAAACACCGGAACTATTACCCTGCCAACATCAACTGATACTCTCGTCGGCAGGGCTACAACCGACACACTTACGAACAAAACTTTAACAAGCCCTGCGATCTCGGGTGGGACGATCAATAATGCTACGATTGGTGCTACTACCGCATCTTCCGCGAGTTTCACAACGATTAGTGCTAGTGGACTAATTACTGCAAGTGGTGGAGTTACGGGGAATGTTACTGGCAACTGCACTGGATCATCTGGTTCATGCACAGGAAACGCCGCAACTGCCACAACTGCTTCGGCTTGTAGCGGGAACTCTGCGACTGCAACAAGCGCGGCAACTCTTACAACTGCAAGAACAATTAACGGAATCAGTTTTAACGGATCTGCAAACATTATAACAAATCCAAGTTCGGGGGCATATTCTAACGGATACGGAACGAGAACTGTTCAGAGTGGAGGATCTCCTTCAGGCGGAAGTGATGGTGACATAGTATATATCTATTAAGCATGAGTCTTAATATATATAGTGGGGGAGCTTGGATAACTCCAACTCAGGTTCATGTAAGGGATGGTGGAGTTTGGAGATCCTGCAACCAAGTGTGGATAAAACAGGCCGGAACTTGGCAAAGAGTCTTTTCTAAAATTACAGCTTCTGGTGGAACGGAAACGACTAGCGGAAACTACAGGATACACACATTCACAGGGTCAGGCACGTTCACTGTTACATCGGCTAACTCAGGAGCCACTGCCGAGGTGCTTGTAGTTTCCGGTGGTGGTGGTGGTGGATCGGCTCGTGGTGGAGGAGGAGGTGGAGGAGGGGCGGCTTATTCAACAGCATTATCAATAGCAAATGGCTCATACGCGATAACGATTGGCGCAGGTGGATCTGCCGCATCAAATGGAAATGATTCATCTTTTGCTACATCACTCGTAGGAACAGGTGGTGGTGGTGGAGGGGGTAATTCTACTAACGGTAGTGCCGGAGGTTGCGGTGGTGGGGCGGGGTCATCGGCAAGCTCAACTTCCGCGAGAACAGGTGGAGCCGGAAGTCAGGGATTTAAGGGAGGAAATAGGGCCGCACTCGTGGGAATGGGTTCTGGTGGAGGAGGAATGGGTTCTGCCGCACCGGATATTACTGCAACAGGAAACTATACGGCAGGCGCAGGTTTAGCATATAGCACATCAGGGACTTCCACGTTTTACTCAGGTGGAGGTGGTGGTGGCAGTGAGGGATTCGGTGTAGGCACAGGAGGCGTTGGCGGGGGTGCAACAGGAGGTAGTAATGCAAACGGATCTGCTGGAACTATAAATACTGGTGGTGGCGGAAGTGGTGCAGGGAAACAACCTAGCGGAGTCGGCGGATCAGGAGGCTCGGGAATAGTTATCATTAGATACGCAATGACTTGAATATATGGCACACTTCGCGCAAATAGATGAGTCGGGAGTCGTTACTAGAGTTATCGTCGTTAACAATAGCGACATTCTTGACGAGAATGGAAACGAGTCTGAGCAGGTTGGAAAAAACTTTTGCTCTAACCTTTTAGGCGGAGAATGGGTGCAGACATCGTACAACGCAAACTTCCGGAAAAACTACGCAGGCACAGGCTATTCATACGATCAGGCAAGAGACGCTTTTATACCAAAAAAACAATACCCATCTTGGGTGCTAGATGAGTCAACGTGTAATTGGGTGTCCCCAATACCGATGCCGAATGACGGAGAGTATTTTTGGGATGAAGAAAAACAAAATTGGGAGAAATCATTATGACACTACAAGATATGAGTTCGTTTGTTACTGGTAAGATCGGCAAGACTGATTCTGACTCCGTGGCTCAATGTAAAGAGTTTCTGGCTCGCAGGTACGAGCTAATATGGTCTAGTCAACTTTGGCGTGACACTCTAGGAACATCCACGCAATCAGTTCCATCAGGGACTCAGGATGTAACAATATCCAATACTGCCATAGATCAAATCGTTGCAGTTCGATGGTCGGACATGACTCTTGGACCAGTTCAGTTTGAGGCTGTATATGCGATTGACCCAACCCTATTCGACAATACCGGAACACCCCTTGGCTTTGTAACCCTACCCAAGACATCTGCTGGTGTGTGTCAAATCAGGCTTGTTCAGACTCCATCCGAAACGAAAACACTTTCTGTTTTGGGCAAGATCAAGCTCCGCATCATTGATGGTTCATCTCAGTTTCAGACAAAAAACCTTACAAGTGATCTGGATAGTCCGGCCCTCAATGGTATCGACAATGCGTTACTAGCCTTTGCAGAGGGGGATATGCTTACCCGTGACAGGCAATACTCGAAGGCTCAAATGATGTATGCTGACGGGGTGGCTCAGGTCAAGGTGGCTACAAACATTGAGAGAGGTCAATCTGCCTACAATCTAACCGTTACTGCCGTTGACTCCGGTGAGTGGTCGAGATCAGATTGGGATTATCCGGTCTATTCCGGATCTAAGTCATCTTTCTTAGGATAGTTTAAGTCGTGCCTATCGTCTCAAATAGCGGATTGGATGATCCAATTCTTTTTGACACTACCTCTTCCTTTACGGGTGGAGTTAACAACATATCCTCAACAAAGCTATTAGACGCAAGCCAAGGCTCGGAGTTTATCAATGTAGATATTGATCGGGTTGGCAATGCGGTTACAAGAAAAGGCACTGCATCAATATCCTCATCAGCCGTTCCGGAGGGGACTTCAAATATTCAAGGGATGTACTACTTCGATACTGGAACTACCAATCAAATTGTCATAGCTAAGAACAGGAAGATATTCTGGTATAGCGGGGTTGTGGGTAGCGGATCTTGGACGCAAGATTCCTCATCATATCTAACCAATGCGTCTGATAATGTTGTCAATTTTGCCCAACTTTCCGATAAGCTATATTTCTGCGATGGTGTGAGTGAGCTTAAGAGTTTTAATGGGACTACTGTTGCCTCAATTCCAAGTGCGGCGAATGCCCCTATTGGCGTAAGGCTAATCTGCTCCCATACTAATAGATTGTTTGCTGTCAGGGCTTCCGAGCCCGATACAATTTACGTCTCCGATCTTCTTTCCGCTGAATCTACAAGTGCTTGGTCTAGCGTGGACTCATTTAGGGTTGGTGGAGACGGTGAGCCAATCACAGCCATATCTTCTTGGACGGGATTTAGGCTAGTTGTATTTAAGCAGAACTCCACCTATGTCATAACAACCGATCCAACTGCCGCCTCTATTGCGAATTGGCCCATAGAGAGTGTAAGTCGGGAGGTGGGTTGTGTGGCTAATCGGACTGTTGCTCAGGTTGGAGCAAATCTTTATTGGTTGGCTCACGATGGGGTCAGGAGTATGCAGAGAATACTTCAGGGTAACGATCAGGAGATCAGCGAGCCGCTCTCTAAAATAATTGATTCTTCTATTCAGGAAATTAACACAACCTATATCTCGAGGGCCTCCGCAACCTACTACAAAAACAGATACATTCTTTCCATTCCAATTAGTTCTTCCGCAATTAATAACTGCTCTATTGTTTATAATACAGTTCATAAGTCTTGGAGTGGTAAATGGACCAACTTTGCGGGAGTTGAATTTTGTCACTACACAAACACCCCATCCAACTGCCTAGTTTTAGCAACACCAACCGGATCAGTTCTGCAATGGAGGGAATGGGTCAAGGATGACAATGAAGTTGCTAGTGATTATCAAGACTCAGGATCAAACATAGCAACATCAATCACTACAAAAGAGTTCACCTTTGGCGAGATGCTGAGTTACAAGAGTCTAAATAATATCGAGGTTCAATTCTATTCAAGTTCAGCATATTGCTCCGTATCTCTTATTGACGATAACGGATCATCCGTTGCCGTTTTTTCTAATATAGATAGTTCGGCTTTCTCGGGAGGACTTGGTGCTTTGATTATACCGTTTGTGCTAAACGCTAGCGCAGTCTTGAAGAACCAAAAATCAAAAAGAAGGGCTCGTAGCCTTCTTGGGAATCAACCTGTAAAGGGAGTGCAGGTTGTGGTTGAGAGTTCTTCCGGAAAGCTGAATCTTCAGCAGGTTGTCGTTAGCGGATTCCTAGAATCCTTTGTAACGGAGGAGTTATGACGGTAACTGCTTCCACTGCGGCTGATTGGGTAAGCACCCGAATGAAGGGGTGGGAGAACGTGACTCATACGACGAATGTTCTTCAGTGGTATATGAATAAAGAACTTTGCGGGATTGCAACTGACGGGGATGAGATACGAGGGGTGGCTTGCGTCAGGTTCTTGAATCATTCTGACGAAGGACTGGAACCATATAGTCATAGTCCCAAGGGGGATGTTACTTGGGTTGAGCTTGTTGTTGCGGATCAAGGAGTTGCAATTTCATCATTATTCAATCTGCTTTGGTCAAAATACGGAAGAAGGCCTTTCGTTGCATATCGCAGAGAACTAAAAAACGGGAAGATTAGAAAGTTTGGAATAAAGATGTTTGATAAGATGAATAGCTTGTCAAAGGTCAGGACAGAATTACATGGAGGATTTCACAGATGAGCAAACCACAACAAAAACCACAACCAAAGCCACTTCCATTACAGAAGCCATCTAGGCAGGAGGCGGTTCCTCTTCCAAGAGATGTTCCGCAAATTCGTCCCTTCACTCCCGATAGGCAAATGCCGGATCTAGGGAGAAAAACTTACGAACCCGTTTATCGCGAAATGCCCAATCCATCCAAACAAATGCCGGAACAGCCGCCTCAGCAAACACCTGAGCAAAGAAACGCAATGTTAGCCCTTCAACGGGCAAACGCAATGTTAGCCTATCAACAGGCAAACTATCCTATTGGACTAGGGGGCTATCTTGGTCAGGGTCCTCAATTTGGTGGTTCTGATCCTAGATTGATGCCCATTCCATCACGCCCATCTACTGAGCCGATGATAAGTCCTGAAACAATTAAGAAGGCTAGGGATGAGTATCTCGCAAGCCTTCCCAAAGATCGTGCATACTCCCAAGTGATGACGAAAACAAAATACGGTGGCGAATTTGGCAGTTCAATCGGGAGCGGTTTTGATAAATGGTTTGAGCAAAATTATATCAACAATCCAAAGTCATCTCTTACAGAGCAGGAGAGAATGAGCCTTCAGGGTCGCATGAAAATCCCTGAGTTTGGTGACATGGGTAGTCAGATTAGGGCCGAAATAAATGCTAGAAATGGTAGCGCGGCTGGTCCTCAGTTTGGGTTGGGACAAATTCCTGATGCTGGATTTTATAATGATCCAAATGCTAAAATTGGTAGCATGGCTGGCCCTCAATTTGGGGGGCCTAAATTGGGTTATTTAGGTTCAGAGACTCAACTAGGGATGGGGTCCCAATTCGGAGGAATTGCCTCAGGAATGCAAGATTTCACAAGTTCCGGACAGCAGGATGAGATGAGAAAGAAAATGATGGAATCCTTGCTTGCTTATAACAAGCAATCGCAAGGAAATATGATGGGTGGATTTGGTCAACCTATTATGTAGGCCTTGAGCTAAAGGAGTCATATAATGTTTTTAGAGCAGAGACTAGCTAATCCCAAATGGGCGCATTCCTACTCGGGAATGTTTTGGCAGAGCATGGTATTTTATGGTGGATCTCCGCCTTCTCCGCCCCCTCCGCCGGACTATGCCGCCGCTAGCAGGGCTGGTGTAATTGCAGATGCACAGACGCTAGCTTCCAGAAGGGCTATTGATAATGCCGCCAAAACTGGCGGGACTGCGATGCAGTTTGGTGTGGAGAAGAGGGTTCGTCCAGTTCTTGTTGAAGGCGTAACGCAGATAAAGGGTAAGTATTATTTGGATGGAGTAGAGATACCTGCATCTCAGGCCGAAACTGGCAAAACACAAGACTACTACGTTCAGCTATTTAACGACAAGGGTGCTAGGTATAAAACACCAATCGAAATTAGCGAACAAGAAGCAATCGTTAACTTCAATGGAATGTCGGATATTGATGTCTCGAGGAAGCTGGCCGAATACCAGAGGGATGAAGGTAAGGTCACAGCCCAATATCTCCTAGATCTACAAACTGAATACGGCACAAAGTTTGCTGGGCAAGCCCGAGAACAACTTCGTGCGCTTGACCCAAAAGGATTTGAACTTAGAGAAAAACTTGCGGAAGAATCCCTAGGCACTGAGTTCAAGAAGATTGACGATCTCCCTGAGTTCAGAAAGTTCATTACTGCTCCTGAGTTTGAGCTAACACAAGATGGCCCAACTCTACAAAGAACAAACGCAGGTCCCGAGTTTGGTAATCTTAACTCAGGCAATACCCTTGAAAGAATTGGCTCCGGACCGCAATTTGGATTGCAGAGCTATGGGCCGCAATTTGCGGCTGGTAGCGAGTTTGAGGGTGGTGGTGCTGTTGCCCTTGGCCGATCCGAGGTTGAGCGTCAGCTAGGAGAAGCGTTATTCAATAACGGGCAACTATCTCCGGAGGAAGAGCGCAGACTAAATAACTCAGTCCGTGGGGCTCAAACATCCCGTGGTAATGTCTATGGGAATGCTCCCGTAGCCCAAGAAATCCTTGCTCGATATGGAGCCGAAAATGAAAAGGCTCGTCAGGCAAGAACCGATGTAGTTTCGTATCTTTCAAGCGGTCAGAGTTCATTTGATGTTTCTAAGGCTATTCGTCAGGAAGCAAATCAGCTAGCTCAACAGGGGTATCTCAATTACTCAACTGCCCTAGGGGTTAATAACAATCTAGCGCAGAAGGAGTTTGAGAATAATGTTGCGGCGATTGGTCAGAGGAATAGTGCCTCTCAGACTGAGTTGGACAATATCAACAAAGCGATTCAGGGGGATAATCAAGCACTTCAGCAAGCCTATCAGAACTACAGGTCTAGCGTTGGCGAGAACAATGCAATGTCGATGACTGAGTACCAGACTTCGATCAATGCGGTTGCATCAAGGAATGCGACTCGTCAGCAGGATTATCAGAATCAGAACAATGCCATTCAATATCAGAATCAAATGTCTCAGCAGGGCTATCAGAATGTGCTGAACAATATCACTCAAAACAATCAGGCAACTCAACAACGCTTTGCGAATATGCAGACCTTCGCCGGATTGAATCCAATCGTAAGTCAGGGATCGCAACTTTCTGGTTTAGGCCAACAAGCCGCTCCATTCATGCAGACACCAGTTCCGCAAGGAATCAGCCTCAATCCAAATGCGGCTCAGATTGGATCAAACTTTGCTCTTGGTGTGTATGGGAATCAAACAAGCCAATACAACTCACAGATGCAGTATGCGTCTCAGAATAGCCCTCTTGCTTGGGTTACTGGTGTGGGTGGTGTTCTTGGCAAGATGCTCTAAGGGAGAACTTATATGGGACTAATCAGCGAAATCTACAACATGAGCAGGCAGTCCGAACTGGACGAACGGCAGAGGCAAATGGATGAGTTCAGAAAGCAACAAATCGCTCAAGACTACGAGTTAAAGAAAAGAAAGTATGAGATGGATTTGAATGACTACAATACAAAGGAGAGGGCAAGGGACGAAGTAATGTCCGGCCTAGGCGAGCTTGGCGTAATTGATAGAAGCATTGCCGAAACGAGCCTGCAAAAGACAGTCCTTGAGCAACAGTTTGAGCAGGCATCCCTCCGCGATCCAGATGAGGCAAAGGGATTCCTTATCGAGAGTCAGGTCATTGCAAAGAGGCTTGAGGATCTTAATAACATCAGAAGGGTCAAGGGTGCAGAGTTAACCTACAAGTCAATCGACGGGGGGTATGCAAAAGCAAAGGCACTCGACTTGGCTGATTTCCTGAATGGCAGAGAAACTAAAGACGCTGGAATGGCAACTGTAACCAAGAAGCGCAAGGTTCTTGACGATGATGGAAATGATACGGGCGAGACTGAAACAGTCACGATGAAGGTTCCACAGGCTCAGGCCGGATTTGGAGGGTACGTTGGTGGCGCGGCTCAGGCTCCGCAACAATCTAGTTACAATCCCTATTCAATGGCTGGTGCTATGATTCAATCCTCTAGCCCTCTTGGATATGGATCAGGGACTCCTGAGTTTTCCAGCCCTGCATATAGCCCCCAACAGCAGATTGCTCCTGCTCAACCCCAACAACAGATTTCACAAGCCCAACCTCAGGCTGATACAGAGGCAGTAAGGCAACAGGCTTTGAGTGCAATGTCTCGAGCCCAAACACCGGAGCAACGTCAAAAGATTAAGGATCGTGCGGCCCAAATGGGAGTCAACCTTCCCTAACGTGTGGGCATTTTCGACGATATTTTAGAGGAGAATAATAGGCCGGAGGAATCTCCTCGGCCTCAGGCTGGTCTTTTTGATGACATCATAGCCGAACCTGCTCCAAGTCCTGAGCCTGAAACAGTTCAGGATCCTAAGGTGTCAGGATTATTTGACGATATTGTAGGATCAGAGGGTGGTGGCGAACTTCGCCCCATGACTGAATATGCACAGGCTCCAAGTGATGATTCTTCTTTTGCGGGAGCCCTAGGGCGAGGAGCGGCACGTTCCGCAATTCCAACGGGTGCTGGTATTGTTGGTGGAGCATTAACCGGAGCCGCAATCGGAGCCGCGATGACTGGTCCCGCCGCTCCTGTCGGTGCGGCAATCGGAGGCCTAGCGGGTGGTGTTCTTGCTTCGATGGGCGCGGAGGCTTTGCAGGAATACGGCATGGACAAGATGCTTTCTCCTGAGACTAAGAGGGCGATTGATGAGCAATTCAAGAAAGATGCAGAACAACAACCCGTAGCCTCTTTCGTAGGACAAGTGGCTCCTTCGGTGGCTTTCTTTAGGCCTAGCCCTAGCAACCTCTCCAAAGCCGGAGCCTTTGCAAAGCAGATCATCTCCGGCGAGATCACTAAGGACGCGATGGAGAATCCTGCCGTAAGGGAGCAGGCATCCAACCTCCTCAATGTTGCATTCAATACGGGAACGCAGGGAGGCTTAGAGGCCTACAATCAATTTCAGCAGGGAGACTTTAACCCTCTAAGACTAGGCGCGAGCCTCGTAGTCGGAGCCCTTAATACTGAGCCGACAAGACTAGGCAGGATGGCAACCGCTCCTTCGGAAAGAGTGGCGGAGGCTATTCAGGCTAGGAGGAATGTTGGGGCAGACGCTCCTCAGGCAGAAGTGATTCAGCCGGAGGTTCAACAGGACGCACAACCGGAATCTCAGACTCCTCAAGTGGATGTTCCGCAGGATCAACCACAGTCAATCGACAGATCAAACCTTGTAATGTCCCCATTTAAGAAGGGCAGGCTTTCCCGCCTAGATCAATCTGAGATGGAATTACAGGCGCGTTTTGATGAGGAGACTCGAAAGTTCGATCAGGACGAGCCAAGTAATCCATCCTATTATAAGGAAAGGCTGGATGAAGTTAGGGCATTGAAGGAGAGATTGCTGAAAGAAGAACAAAGGCCTTCCAAGTCTTTTAGCGAGGAAATGATTGAGCCTAGCGAGAATGGTTACGACATTATTGATTTTATTGAGGAGCAGGGTGGGATGCTTTCCAAGGGCAAGGCAATCCGGAATAAGAACATTGAATTGTACGGGAAGAAGAGTGGTTCCTCAGTTAAGAGGCTAGTGGAAACAACGGCTCCGGCAGAATACGATGGTATGCCGGATTTCAAGGGGCCATATAAGAAGCTACTTAGCGGAACTACTCCGGTAGATGAGATTGCTCAATCTGCTTTCGATCAGTTAGGAATCGGGGACGGGACGAGTGGCTCATTGTGGGGCGCGATTGATAAGGCAATTACATCCCGCAAGAAGTCATCGGAAATAAACAAGAAAATCAATTTCAATGATAAGCAGAGGCAGGCCTTTAGTTCTGCGATCCTGAAACCAAAAGAGGGTCAGACATCATACAAGACTTCTGATTTGCAGATCGGGGATAATATATACAGTGGTAAGAACGTATTTGAAGTAACCGGAATCGACGAGGATAACTTCTCGAGGACAATCACGGGGCCGGATGAGTTTGGTACTAGGACAATTAAGGCCGATTCAATCATATTTGCCGATAGTGCCGTGAATCAGGAGGGTAACTATTTGCGTGGGGTGAAGGTCAGGAACGCAAAGCTATCCGAAACAAAGCCCCAGATGACGCTCGATCAGAAGATTGTTCTTTATAGGCAGGAAGGAACCGCAAAGACAGAGGCTAGCCCATCCCTAGGGGAGAGAGTGCAGGGAGTTAAGAATGTGCTTTCCGAAAGGCTGAATGATTTCCGCCGGACATTCCAAGACAAGTTTGTGGATGTAGAGAACCTGCAAAAAAGCGTAAGCGCAAGAAGTGGCAAGCCAATCGCTGAAAACGCTGACATCAAGCAGAGGGAGGAGCTTTATCACGGGAGAGTCGGTGAAATGATCGACAATTTTGAGGACACAAAGGTTACTCCGTTATTGGATGAACTGCGTAAAAGCGGAGTAGATCGTAAGAATTTCGAGCTATATGCCCAAGCCAAACACGGCAGGGAGCGGAATATGGTCATCGCCCAGCGGGACATCAACAAGCCGGACGGGGGCAGTGGTTTAACGGATGCAGATATATCAACTCTGATTGAGGGCAAGAATCCTAGAATTTCTAGGGAAGATCAAAAAAAGATGGAGCCTATCCGTCAAAAGCTAGTTTCGCTTAACAAAGACACGCTTCGCAATCTTTGGGAAGGTGGACTGATTTCCGGCGAAACCTACGATCTTCTATCTAATAGGTTCACTGACTACGTTCCGCTTATCGGCAAGGCAGGTGGTACAGATGTCGAGACGGACGGGACTATCGGTACGGGGGCGGGTTATGATGTAAGGGGAAGCGATATTAAGATAGCCGAAGGAAGGAGTACGATAGCCCCCGATCCGTTGGCATACTCTCTTCAGCTTCACAGGGATTCAATTATAAGGTCAGAGAAGAATAGGGTCATGCAAACCGTGGCTCAGTTTGCGACTAAGTACAAAGACAACGGGATAATCCAAGTTCTTGAAAAGGGTGAGATTGGCAATGCAAACGACAAAGACATTATTGCCTACAAGGAAGATGGTGAAACTAAGTACCTAAGAATCAGCGATCCTAAACTTGCCGATGTGATGAAGAACAGGGCAAGCGTTACAACTGGTCCGATCATCCAATTCCTCTCAAAGATGAATAGGTGGTTTGCGTATGTGAACACGCAAGCCTCGCCGGAGTTTGTCGTGGCTAACTTTGCTCGAGATTTGCAAACTGCCCTAGTCAACATTAGCGGAGAGAGTGCAAAGGGATTGGCCTCAGGGCTAATCAAGAGCGTTCCGGATGCAATGAGGGCAACCTATCGCGCTGAAATGGGTAAGCCTGACATGAACGGAAAGATGGATGTCTATTACAGAGAGTTTAAGGAGGCCGGAGGCCGGATGACTTTCTTCGGATTGAAGGACATTGCCGCAACTCAGAAGGATATTCAGAGTGCTTTGGGTAATGGTAGCTACAGGAGTGCAACAAAGGTGTTTAAGGTTGCTATCGATAAGTTGGCTAGGCTGAACTCCGCAGTTGAGAATGCCACACGACTTGCGACTTACTCCACGCTCAGGGAAAACGGGTACTCAGTCCAAAAAGCCGCTTATGCCTCTAGGAATATCACAGTCAATTTTACAAGGAAGGGAACTGCTGGTCCCCTCCTCAACTCAATCTATCTATTTGCAAACGCAAACATCCAAGGAACCGCTCGAATCTTTCAGGCAGTAGCCACTAGCCCGAAAGTAAGAAAGATCCTGACCGGAGTGATGGTTGCAGGATTCTTTAGGTCTATGGTGAACCGGATTGTTGGGGGTCAGGACGAGACGGGAGAGCCTTACTACGACAAGATCCCGCAGTATATTAAGGAAACAAACTTTATCATTATGAAGCCCGAATCAGGGGGGCAGTATTTCAAGATCCCTATGCCCTACGGATATTCCGTTGCTGACTATACGGGGCAGTTGTTGAGCGAGGTAAGTCCAAAGGAAATGTTGGGTGGCGGAGCCTCAAAGTCTCAGGCTTTGGCGAAATTGGCGGGAGCAATCTTGGATAATTTCAATCCCCTAGGTGCATCTAAGTCTTTGCTACAAACGATTTCTCCCACGATTGTAACTCCGGTCACTGACTACGCATTGAACATGGATTATTCCGGCAGGCCTATCATGCCCACGCCTAGCCCATTTGACGCAACTCCCCCTCCAAGGTCACAGAGGTATTGGAGTAATGTGGGTGATATTCCAAAGGCTATCGCGCAGAAGATCAATGAGCTAACGGGAGGGAATGAGGTAAGGTCGGGGGCTATTGACATTAGCCCTGAGACTCTTGGGCAGGTTTATGACTTCCTTACGGGATCGGCTGGTAAATTTGCGGAGAGGCTTGTCAATCTTCCTAGGGGAGCATTCAAGGCGAGTCAGGGAGAGATGGAGTGGGCTGATGTTGTTGGGGATATCCCGATGACTCGCAAGGTTTATGGGGCAGTGCCTTCCTATGTGGACACGGTTAGGTATCAGGACTTGCGGAAGGAGATCCTAACAGTTGCAGATGAGGTTAAACTTGCTCAAACCACAAGAGACACGAAAAGACTTTCCGAGATTCGCTCCTCCGCATCCTCCGAATTGAAAATGGTTGAAATGGTTAAGGCCACGGAACAGTCACTCAAAGAACTCAGGACTGAAAGAACTCGCCTAAAAGCCGTTCTCGAAAAGAGCGACAATCCCGCGATCCAGAAGAGGATCGACAAGAATAACGAGACTCAGAAAGCATTGATGATGAGAGTGTTAAAAAGGTACAACACTCTTATTGACGATAAAGTGTAACTAGCATATACAAGCCCTAGTGCAAGAACCCCGACTTGAAACTATCAAACCGTCAAATCGGATCAGTAGGTGTGGCGAAGGTCACAACTGCCCTACTGCAATCCGGCTATTCCGTTCTAGCCCCACTAGAGGATTGCAACGGATATGATCTTGTTGCCGAAAAGAGCGGGAAGTTCATTCGCATTCAGGTTAAATGCTCAACTCGCAGACAACCCAAAATAGATCGGTACGAGTTCATGACTAGCACAGGCAATTCCACGAAACTTAGGTACACGAAGTCATCTTGCGATCTGATCGTTTGCGTTGGCCTTGAGGATAATCTTTATTGGGTTTTTAAGACAAGTGAGTGCCTTTGCAAGAGTAAGAAGTGCCATATCAATACCGGATCTGATTGGAAGATCCTTGGCAAAATATGACAAAGACTACTTCCGGCGGGACAATCGTTACTAACTTCGAGTTCCCGAAAGATTCAAGTATTTCGTGGGTTGGTGGGACGGGTTCTACTAGGTGTTCTTCCCTAGCAAAAGTCCTAACCGTAATTGGGGTCAAGGTCTGGGTTCTCCTTGGCTCCTTCCCACTTTTTCAAAACAAAAAAGGAGAACTAAAATGAGATCAGTAACGGACGGATTGGCTAGAGGCATGAGTTGGTTCAAGCAGATCGTGGATCAGAAAAGGGCAGAGGAGGAAGCAAAGCCAAAGGAAGCTCCTGCCCCCAAGCCGGAGGCTATTCGTCCCACAATCACGACCTATCGGGGCTGGTTGCCTCCCCGTGATCTGATTCAAAAGATCGTTGAATGGGAAACTGGTGGACCTAGGTACTACAACCGATATTTGACTACCCCCCTAAATCCCGTGAATGACGCTTCCGGCCTGACTGTTGGCGTTGGATACGACCTTGGGTACTACACTCCGGATCAGATTCGTGCGGATTGGAAGGGGCATATTCCTGAGGAGGACATCGAAAGGCTAGCTTCCGTATCCGGACTGAAGGGCAGGGAAGCGGCTGGTAAGCATCGTGACGTTGTAGGCGTGACGATCTCCTATGAGGTTGCCCTAGCTCAGTTCACTAAAGTCACTCTCCCTACTTGGCTGATGAAGGCCTACAAACTTTGGCCGAACTTTGATTCTTTGAATGATCGCCAAAAGACAGCACTCGTAAGCCTAACTTTTAATCGAGGCACTTCGTTGGTAGGCTCAACGCGATCAGAAATGAAGGAAGTACATGACAATCTTGAGCGTGGGAACACTCGTCCGATTGCAGGGCTTATTAAGCAGATGGCACTTCGTTCCCCCCTCAAAGGGGTTCAACTTCGACGCAAGCAAGAGGGTGAACTATTCGCTAGCTGACCCGACATAAACCCGACAACTTTAACGCAAGTAGTTATAGCGAAAGGACTTTCAAACATTGAGCGTAAGGATGATGATGTTACCGTTACACGCTTGACTACATAATTTTAAGATCAAATCGCTCACTAAAGGTTGCCTTGTGTAGCCAATGGTTTCATAAAAAAGCCCTTTTTTCGTTAGTTACCCGACATTTTCCCGACATTCCCAATTTTAGACAACTTCGATTTTAGCCTCTCCCGTGAGGCATGAGCATACACTTTATGTACCGCTTGCGTATG